CACCCCAAGTTTTGCTTTTTCCATATCCGTTATAAAAATTGGTTGTCCTTACAGTGCGCTGGCCAGCGTAATGATTTCACGGGCCTTGTCCGCTATTTCGTCTTTCTTGGGAGTGATGTTCGGCACGTCCGTCAGACCAAACAGGAAGTCGGCACTTACACCGAGGATTCGGCAGATGGTGGGCACTTTCTCAATATCCACCTTCTTGGAGCGACCTGTTTTGAGGTTCAGAAAATTCATATATGCGGAGCGCTTATTGCTTTCGGGCCACAATACCTCTGCAAGGCTTGTGAGTTCTTTTTTACCAACGAGACCCTTCTCTTTGGCATAGGCAATCGCCTCGTTCAGTTTGAATGTCATACTCTTTTTTCTAGTTCTCCTTATTGGATTACGAGTGCAAAGGTACGTAAAAATTTTGAATTATGCAAGAAAAAACTTGAATAATCTGCACAAAAAGTCAAGAAAAAGGAGGGGAGAACCCCCTCCGCCAATCAGAATAACTGCCCCTCTTGAAAGGTTGGCAACTCATATCCAAGGAGTTTCGGCTGTTTTCCGCTCAGCGTAGGATTGAGCAGGTAATACTTTCCCCACTCCGCATATAGGAAATTATTCTGAGAAAACAAAACCACCCCGAGGGGGAAATGTTGGAAAAACCCTCGGAGTGGAAAACAACTCGATATGGCCGAAATTCAATGCAAAGATACAACTTTTTCAGATTTTCCTTGCAAATGTCGAAAAAATTTCACTCCTTTGCATCAGAAATCGGATAAACAACGAGCGTAGGAGTGCTCCGAACCCACTACTGCGTCAAGGAAAAATACCATAAACGGTAGTGTCCCCTGTAAGGAAAGGTTCGGATTCCAAGCAGGGGACTTTTTTATGACATGTTTAATAAAATAATATCTGACAAAGATGGCAACTGATATGGATTACTGTAAGGGAGAGGGTTGTAAGGCAAAAGGACTCTGCTGGAGACATGATTATTATCTGGACAGAAAGGCAGAAGGAATCTCTACTGATTACCCTTTAACTCCTGTGTTCAATGAGGATGGTTCTTGTGATAGATTGTCTATGAAGGAGTTTTATCACTCATTATGAAGTTAGATTCAGTCATAGTCAACATTGACCTCGCCTGTCTCTTGGGTGGTATGGATAGTGCGGCCATTCTGCAACACTTCCGCTATTGGACGAACATAAACGCCTCCGACCCAAATATGTTCAGAGACGGAAGGGTGTGGGTGTTCGCCTCTCGCAAGGCTATCCAAAACGTGTTTCCCTGTATTTCCGACCAGCGTATTCGCACCATCCTTGACAAACTCGTAGAGGGCGGGTATTTGATTAAGGGAGAATATAGCCTATCAATGACGAGTAAAGCAACGTGGTTTTCCCTGTCAGATATGGCGAAATCCCTATTTGACGGTGGTCTCGCCCCATTGGTTAAATCAACCAATGGATTGGTTAAATCAACCAATGATATAAATAATAAAGAAAACAAAAAAGAATATACAATAGAAGAAAAACGGGCGATTTTGCGTGAAAAGTGCGAGCCTTACGTGGACAAGTACGGGCGCGAAATGATTGAGGCTTTTCTTAACTATTGGGGGCAGGCAAACGGCAACCTTATCCTCTGCGAGATAGCAAAGAGGAAGGCTGGCGCATTTGACCTTCCGAGGAGATTGGCTACTTGGGCGCAAAACAACTACGGAAAGCCGAGTGGCCCGAAACCGCAGGCGCAACCAAAGCCAAAAGCCACTCCTTCCCGTCCTATTTGGGAGGAAATGGGCCTCACCTACGAGCAGTACGAAAAAGTTGTCTTAAAGAAATAACAAATGCGTAGAACAGAGCATACCATTACCGAGTTCCCTATGCCCGACCCGACCCCGATTGAGGGCAGGTTGTTGAACTCCATCCTCGCTGACACCAACTACCTGTCAGACTTGCAAAGGATTGTAAAGCCCGAGTTTTTCTCCTCCTTGGAGAACCGAAAGATTTGGCTCACCATCGTGGAAATGTATCGTAAGGGTGAGCACATTGACATGACCACGGTTTTCCCGAAGGTTGACAGGAAGAACTTCATTGACAACGTTATGACCTGCGAGGCCACCTATGGCTCGGCCATTCTCCAACTCGGGTGTTCTCTGATGGACACCTACGTCAAGAGGGAGGCGTATCTACAAGCCGTGCGCATTCTCCAATGCGTTGAGGCTGGCAACTCCGTTGAGGAGGTCTCAACCCTGTTCAATGACTTCTCCAAGGATATAAACGACAAACTCCAAGACGAGAGCGCAAAGTCCGCAGTTGAGGTAGCCAACGAACTTGCAGACGATATTATGAACGGCAGGATGACGAGAGTTCCCACGCCATTTGACACGCTAAACTACATGACCTACGGAGGGTTCGGAAGTGGCAACCTCGTGGTGCTCGCTGCCCGCCCGTCAGTCGGTAAGACCACGCTCGGATTGCAGATAGCACAGAACGCCTCCCGTATCGGGAAAAAGGCATACTTCTATTCCCTTGAAATGACCGCGAAGGAACTCGTTCAGAGGCTGATTGTCGGCACGGGAGAGGTGAGCACTCTTGATATAGTAACCCAAAACGTTGAGTGGAACAACTATGAGAGAGCGGTGGGCTGGGCGGTCAACGCCAACCTCCGTATCAATGACAGGGCTAAGACCTTGGACGAACTCTGCACCCGTATCACCTTGGATGCACAGGCAGGCAACTGTGAGATTGCATTCATTGACTACCTCGGCCTCGTCCGTTACTCTGACCGCCAAAAGACACAGGCGCAGGTCATCGGAGAAATCACGGCCCGTCTCAAATCCGTGGCGAAGGAGAGCAATATACCCGTTGTTCTCCTGTGTCAGTTGAACCGAGAGAGCGCGAAGGAGGGGAGAAGTCCCCAACTGTTTGACCTTCGCGACAGTGGCTCTATTGAGCAGGATGCAGACCTCGTTCTGATGCTTGAACGCCCGAGGGATGACATGGGTACGACCATAGAGGATAGGATTGATATGTGGGTGCGCAAGAACCGTGGTGGAAAGACCTCGTTGGAGAACCCCATCCGCTTGCAGGGTAATAGCAACTATTCGGAGTTCAAGGAGTTAATAACAATAGGGCTTAATGGCAAAGAAGGAGAGTAAATACCCCTGTAAAAACGCCTATACCAAGATATACGAGAAGTTGTTTGGTGGCGAGTGGTGGGCTGAATGGTACTTCCACCCCGAAAGGAAGTGGCGTTTTGACTACGCTTGCCCCGAACTGAAAATTGCGATTGAGGTGGATGGTGGTATCTTTACAGGAGGAAGGCACAGTGGAGGCGTAGGGCAGTTGAAGGATATGGAGAAGATGAATGCGGCATCGAGTGCCCAATGGCTCGTGTTCCATACCACTCCCGATGATATGTTTGACGTTCAACTCCGAAACTTTGTCTCCGAGGCGATAAAATCACGCCAAAACGCAGAAAAGTAAAATTTTTCTTGCTTTTCTCATAAATTTGACTTATCTTTGCCCTCGGATTAGAACAAAAAGCAAAATGAACGTAACGCAACTTCTGAAAGAACTCCGAGACGTGATGGGCTACGAGTTGGATTCCAACGACTTCACGTTTGACTTCGGTTGCACCGATGCCAATTGGGGAGAAATGGAGAGAGACTTCATGTTATCCGATGACATTGAGGCGTGTGTCATGTTCAAGGCCGAAGGATGGAGACACGTTGACAGGGGAGACTACTACCAACCGCCCGAGGAGCACGGAGAAATCACGCTTTCCATTACCCACGCCATCTTCTATAACAAAGATGGGGAACAGGTCGCAGAGCACGATGCTCCTTGGCCTTCCTGTTATGACAAGCAGAACACAATCAAAATCAAATACTAATGGCTACTTTCACAAAGGAGTGGGATAAGATTCGGGAGAACCGCCCCACTATCGCAACGCTCGAAAAGAGCAAGAAAAAGATTGACCGCCTCGCGGCCTTCATGCTCGGGGGCAACCCCGTCACAGGGAGAACGATGATTGAGAAATTCAGCATCTACTCCTATCGTGATGCCATCTACGACCTCGGCAAGAAGGGCTACGACATTCAGCGCAAGGTTATCACCGCTCCCAACGGCATTGAGCACAAAGTATGGTGGCTCGCTGACTTCTCGGAGGAGTTCGTCAAGGTTCGCAACGGAGAGGCATTCAAATAGTGCAGATTTTCCTTGCGAATGTTAATAATTTTACGTATATT